CATTTTGTCACCCCCTCATGGTCAATGAGGCACCATGATTCAGTTCCGGAGTTACTATTCCTGTTTAAAGTATGGCTGTGGCTAGGCATCTCATCGGTGGTTATTCATGAAAGGAATTCCATGCCAATTTTTCCTCATTTTATGTCCTTGACAAGGCTGGTTTTACTACTTCGTTAAGCACACACTAAATGACCTCTGAGATGGCTTCCTACAAGGGTATCTGGCGATTCTTCTTTGAGAAGAAAATACCTGGTTACTCACAAAATATCCACTGCTTTTCTGAGCTCTGACAAGGTCTTATGCGTGTATACGGCCTTCGTCACCCCTTTTCTGGCGTGGCCCAAAATCATTTTAACCACGGTGTCGTTGATGCCTGCTGAATCCAGCAAGGATGCGGCTGTATGGCGTGCCTCGTGGGGTGTGTGTCGCATGGCTAGTGCTTTCATGGTCTTATCCCACTGGCGGCGGAAAGAGTCGTAGGAACGGCAGGGGCAGAGCCAGGGGGATTCCTGGATTCTGGCCATGACAAAAGGCCATATCTTTTTACTGACCGGGACCTGCCGGATGCCTGCCCTCGTTTTACTTTTTCTGATCACCAGACAACGCTGACGGATTTTAACGTCAGATGCTTTGATGTTGAGATATTCTCCGCATCTGAGGCCGGTATAAATCAAAATGAGTACATCAACTACAAAGGGAGTTTCTGTATTAGCCCATAGCCGATTCCGCTCCCGGACGGTGAAGGGCTTTTTCTTGTACACCGGGATGTGTGGGTCGATGGAAATTCGGCTGGCATAATCTGTGGTCACGATGTCGTATCGGATGGCATAATCGTAGAGCTGCTCTAATAGTCCTTTGACTTTCTTTTGTGTGGCGTATCCAGCAATCTTTTTCACATTGTCAATGGCCGCTTGCAAATCTCTATATCGGAGAGAGGAAAAAGGACGGGAATGGAGGGGAGAGAGATGTTTAAAACAAATCTCATAGGCTTTCTGAGAGGATACGGACAGGACCGGAAAATGTTCCTTCTTCCATCTTTCGTAGATGGCCGAAAAGGGGATTTCCGCCTGCATGGTGTCTGTTTCATTGACGGCAAAGAGATGGCTCAAACCTTCCACGTAGGTTGCAAAGTACCCTAGTGTTTTCTGCTTTCCATTGATGGTCTTTTTAACGACCCAGGGGCGGCGGCGGTTGCCGCTGAGTTTGTAGCAAGTACCAAAGCCGTTGGGGAGTTTCATCAAATCACAACCTTTCAAAGTAATATAAGGAGGATACCAAACGTGAACGATATTGTCATTGAAGGGCTGAGCACTGCCGTGAGCCTGGCCGTGGGCGGCCTGGTGGGCTATGTAGTTGCATACGTCACCGGACTGAAAGCTGTCAGAAAGGGGATGCAGTTAATTCTTCGGGCATCCCTCAACGATATGTATGTGCGGTTCCAACGGACACCGCCGACAGTTGACGAAAAACAGGTTTTCGAAGAGATGTATGAGGTTTACGAACGGCTGGCGGACAACGGCATCATGACTGCAAAGCACGAAGAGGTGCTGAAGATGCCGGAAGAGGTACGAAAATGAAGAAAGTACAGGGGTTCCTGCTGAACCTGCTCGGTTCGGTGGGCCGCATGAAAGTACGGGGCCTGCCCCGTGCCCTGGTGATCATACTGATGTTGCTGATCATCGGCAGTATCGTCTTGTATCTGTCTGGATGGGTTTGGCTTTGGGCTTTCCAGGGAAAAGTAGACCTGCCAGCACTCAACATGCTGATACAGACGCTCACCGGGGTGTCGTTCATAGCGGCGATTGGGTTCATCGGGAAATCCCTGGTAGACAATGACGGGGACGGCATCCCCGACCAATGGCAAGGAGGAAAAGAAAATGATGAAAGAGTATCTGACGAAAAAGGTAGTAAAAGCGGAAAGATGCAGAGCGTGGAAAGACTTCGGGAGCCACAAGCATGGTGAAATGGGTTACAAAGTCGTCTACCCGGACGGCTATGTATCCTGGTGCCCGGAAGAAGAGTTCGAGGACCATGCGGACGAACTGAAAACCTTTCTTGATTTTGGGGACATTCTCCACCTTTGGCAGGAGGCCCCGGAGCTGAAATTTGCCCGGACCCATTGGAACGGAAAGGGCATGTTTCTGTATCTGGTGCCGGGCTGGAAGGACGACCCGAAACTGGAACCTGAAAAGGCCGCAGTAGGGAAGGACGGGAAAGTGGAACACGGTCCTTTCCTTGCCATGTGTACGGCCACCGGGGATGTGATGCCATGGCTGGCTAGTCAAGCGGATATGCTGGCATGTGATTGGTACATTGTAGCTACGGACGAAGAGATTAAAGAACAGGGGTGGCAGTATGACGCTCATTAAAGGGGTTGACGTATCCGAGAACAACTGGAAAATTCCGTGGGATGATCTGCAAGCCCAGGGCGTTCGGTTTTGCTATGTCCGTAGTTCCTATGGCAAGCATGGACGGGACGAGATGTTCCGGGAGAATGTACGGCAGGCCCATGCTCACGGGATACTGGTAGGGGCATATCACTACGACTATAGCCTTTCCGTGGATGATGCCGTGGAAAACGCCAAGAACTGCCGGAAGGCAATCGAAGAAGCTGGCGTCCTGCTGGAACTGCCCGTGTTTTACGACATGGAAGACGCCGACCACTGGAAGGAAAATCACGGTTTCGAAAAAGACCCGGAACTTGTGACTGCTATGTGCAAGGCGTTCGGGGAGAATATCGGACTCAACTGGGGCGTATATGCCTCTTATGACTGGCTGACCTCCGTCATCGACTGGCAGTCCCTGGGGTGCCCGATCTGGAACGCTGAGTGGGGCCCGGTGGATGATATCGGCGGTTATGTGTGGCAATGGACTGACGACTATTTAGGATACGGGATTGACGGAGATTATATGTACGATAATGCCCTGTTTGGGGATTAAGTAGCGTGTTTTAAATGGCGTATGAGGTCAGAACGGCCTTATACGCCACTTTTTTTATTTTCCATGTAACTTTATATGTGAGAAGCAAGAAAAGCCGCTCACAAACGGCCCTAGGAGGTGGAAGAATGGAACATGAACAAAAATGGAGAATCATCACGGTCATTGTGGGATTAATTGCCCTGCTGGCGGTCTGCTGTGCTATCTACGGATGCCAGCAGGAGAAAAAGGAACAGCCGAAAGTGATGGAGTACCGGCAGACAACCGACCCGGGGGCGGTAAAAAAGAAACTGGGCGTATCTGATCAGACAGCCAGGGAAATCACCAGGGAAATCTACCATGTGCAAAACTCTGATACGCCTCCGGCTGTAACGTACTATGTGCAGGCCCCAGACGTAGAGAGCGGAGCCCGGCAGGTGGCCCAGGATATTCAGGAAGGGAAACCATCCGTCCCTGCTGCGGCATCCGAAAAGACAGACAGAACGGTGGTCACGGCTGACACCGACCGGAAGAAGGTTGATGTATACAAGATCAACCTGCGGAAAAGTCATAAGATCAAGGCTGGCGTGCTGACCGCTGACGGGAAAACCTATGGCGGCGTGGGCTTCCAGGCGGGAAGATGGGAAGGGATGGTATACACCAGGACTGGGCGGAAGGTGGAAGCCGCTTCACTGACATACACTCTAGCCGAATGGTGATTTGTGGACGAAATTGATTTCGGGAGCAAACTTTTAATATTTTCCTGTTCATCGCTTGCAATACCTCCCAATGAGAGGTAAAAAATGTCCGACCTTCTGGGGATTCCTAAAAGTACCATTGAAAAGTGGGAAATGGGAATCCGAAAGCCACCGGAATGGGCGGCGGCTCTTATAATTGAGAAGCTGGAAAGCATGGGCGGCAGACAAACGGCAGAAAAATAAAACTGAATTACTGTTTTTATTTAAAACCCAAAAGATGTTATCCACGAAAAAGTAGGCCCTGCCGATATTTATGTGAAATATTGGTACGGGCCTTTAATCTGTGCTAAAATAAACTGTACATTTATGTTCAGATGAGAGAGGAGACAACAGGGTGACAAAAGTTTTCATTTCTGCTGGGGAAGCTTCCGGCGACCTTCATGCCGCCGCGCTGACCCGGGCCATCCTGCAGCAGGACCCCACGGCCCAGGTCTTTGGCATGGGTGGTGATGCCCTGGCAGCAGCCGGCGGCCAAGTGGTGTTCAACTATAAAGATTACAGCGTCATGGGCTTTGTGGAAGTCCTTCAGGCTCTGCCCCGTCTGCTGGGGCTGAAGAAGGCCTTCCGCCGGCTCATGGAGGAACGGAAACCGGATGTGTTCGTGACCGTGGACTATCCGGATTTCAACATGCGGGTGGCCAAAGAAGCCAAAAAACTGGGCATCCCGGTGTTTTCCTACATCCCGCCTTCCGCCTGGGCCTGGCGCCGGGGACGGGCCAAA